ATGCTTTGTCTATTTTTTGTACACCTTTTGCTTTACAAGCCTTTTCAATACTTTTAGAAAGAGTTTTACCATATTCTTTTATTGATTTCATAGCTTCTGCTTCGTTTTTCCATTTAAGTTCTTTAGGTATTAAATCTTGACCAGTCATAGCCTTAATACAAGCATTAGAAAACTTACAACAATCCCATGAACCCCATTTAAAAGGTTTAAATCTGTTTTTTGCTAAAAACTCATCTAAATTCATACTCCAGTCTTTAATTTTTATCACCTTTGTACCTCACTAACAGTACCGCCACTATCTTTTTTATTATGAACTAATACATCATTGGCAAAATAATTATTGTGTTTGTATATTTCAATTAAATTATAAGTAGGTATATCTATTTTATTGTCTATGGCTTCTATGCTAATTATTTCTAAAGAATCTGCATTTTTATTAAATAACTTATCACCAACTTCTAATTTTTCTACATCAACACCATGCAATCTTTTTGTTGCTAATGGGTTTATGCTTACCCAACCTTTTTCAATGCAATACAAGGGGTGACACTGCGTTGTATGTAATGAATTATCTTTATAGTTAATAATATAAGTTTGTTTGTTAGATGTTTTGTGCAATTTTTGTACGCTTGATTTTACTAGTAAATTATTAGCAATGTCATAAGACATAATCTCATCAAGAATTTTTATATCTTCAATATTTTTATTTGTGCCATCACCCATAAGAATTTGTGTACCTTCAACAAAGCAACCACCATGACCACTAGTACCACCAGTGTTTGAAGATGACCTACCCCATACAATTTCTTTATCTTGTAAAGATTGGACTCTGTTAAAACAAGTATCAGTGGAATCTATAAATTGTTGTGATTCTTTGGTGTATCTTAGATTTGATGGTCTTTGTAAATCTATTAATCTATTTTCAGCATCTACTGTAATTGTAGAGCCATTAGGGTCATCATTTATCACCATTGATTGCATACGACCTTTAAATAAAGTCATAGTGCCTACAGTAGTGTCTGTTCCCCCTGAAAGGTATCCTAAGAAAACAGTGATAAATCTATTTTGATAATTTTCTGTAAGTGCTAAATCAAGAACAGTTGCATCCATACCTGCTAAAGCAACAGATAAACCACTTGATTTAAGCTCTAACGTATCTTCTATATTTGATATGGATAATAAAGTACCAACACCTAAATAAGTTTCTCCATTTATCGTTAAGCTGTAATCACCTGACCAAAGTAAAACAGTATCTGTGTCAAATTCTGCTTTGACTGCTAGGAATAATACCTGATGGTCTGCTTCAAGGTAGCTTGTTATAGAACTATCAATCCCACCTCTGTTAGACATTTAAACTACCTCAATACATGAAAAAGATATGCCATAGTTAGAAATGTTATCAGCATCCCAGTCAACATCTTTTGTTGTTAATCTAAACAATCCTTTTGGAGTAGCAAATCTTACTAAATGATTTTCTGTTATAGCTGTTCTTAATTTGGGTTGTATTTTAACTCCATAAGTATCTTCACCGCTTATAACATTTAATGTTGCATCTTCTGTGACCATAACGTATTGAACTGGGTTTGCACCTGCTGTTGAGCTTGATGTTATTTGTAGATAATCACCTTTTAATATTGTGCCTGTTGCACTGTTTGTACTTGCTGATAAATTTAAACCTGTTGCACCTTTTTGATTGGATTTAATCGTACAACCTGTTTTATCTGCTTCAGTGACTAAACCACCTGATTCAGATTCTACCACCACTGTATATGAATTAGTTTTTGATGTTATTTTGTGTGTGCCATTGTTTTCAGGATTAGCTGAACCTGTGACCACAATGAAATCACCAACTACAGCATTAGCAAAAGGCGTTGTATTAGAAGGTGCAGTTATTGTTTGTGTAGTTGCAGAAAAATCTAATTCAATGCTTCCTTGATTAATTCTATTTTTAGCTTTCAAATCATTAGCATCATATGTACCTTGATTAGTTAAAGCATCAGGGTCTGCAAATTTAAAATGATTTACTGGTCCATTAAGTTCTAATAGAAAGGACTGCCAATTCTTAGCAACATCTCTACGCATAGGTGGAAGGGTTACTGTAGCTTCCCAAAATACACCATCATACTCTTGTGTTCTAACTTTACCTGTATAAGGTGAAGCGACACTACCTACTGCACGTCTTAATACAAAATTACTCCTAATAAAATTAGGGGTACTTGGCATTGTTACTATCTTAGCCACCTACTAAACTCCTTCTAAATGAACCGCCACGCATTGCTGATTCTTGTACAGCTGCTTTTGTCACATCTGCTATTTGTGGCATCATCTTAGTTACTTCTGCTCTTACAGTTGGCACAACACCAGTAGCAAAGTTTATTGATTGATTAATAACAGTAGTACCACCACCACCTAAAGCATTCTTGCTGTTCATATTATTCATAATAGTTCCGCCAGTATTAGGTACAAATATTTCAGGACCACGTTCACCGACTAATGTGGGTCTCCCACCTTGTATTGTTCCACCACCTGCTAATGTAGAAAGACCTAAACCTGCACCATCATTTGCACCACTAAATATATTATTTAAAATTGGGTTTATAACTGCTAATTGTAAGAAAGTTGATATTATTTGAGCAACTACATTTTGTGCAAAACTTTTGAAGCTATCAAGTGCATTTTGTCCTTCAAGAAGTGCATTAACAAATTGATTTGTAAACGAATGTGATATTTGTGCAATTGCAGGTCCTAATTCATTTTGCATTGTTGTCTTAACTGAACCTGTTGATTCAATTAAATCTTCTAGATGTGGTTTTAATTCATCTGCTGTAGTTATTCCTAAAGCTCTTAGTGCTATTTCATTGTCTTTAAAAATTTGGTTTAAATTATCTTGTGCAAAAGTTAATAACTCTGTGTCACCTGCTAAATCTTGTAAATGTTTCTCAATAATACCAAAAGCACGAACCATTTTTCCTGCGGTCATCATTGCAGTTTTTTCTTCTACTGTTAGTTTTTTTTGTGATTTAGTTGCATTACCTAATGCCTTAATTTGATTTTCTCTTTCTGCAATTAGATTAGCTATGATTTCAGCAGACTCGTTTTCTCCAACACCAAATTCTTTTAGTACGTTTAATGCTAGTTTTATTTTGCCCAAAAATGTGACAGCTTCACCGCCTGTTTTACCAAGAGCTATTTGAAACTTTTCTTGTATATCATTTACACCATCAGATGTAATTCTGTATTTTGCTAATTCGTTATCAATTGCTTTTATATTATTTATAGCAGTATCTTTTCTAGCTGACTGCATTTGGTCAAAATTCATATCGCCTGTGAGAGTAGGTGCTTCTAACGATATTCCTAGACCCTCACCTCTAATTGCAGCTAAACTGACAGCAACAGCATTAGCTGCTTGTGCAGCTTTATCTACAAAGAATTTAAAGAAATCACCAAGACCACTTTCAAATATTTCATTTCCAAGCGATTTAAATGCAATTTGCATATTTGATATTGCGACAGATAAGTTATCCATCTTATTTACCATTGCACCACCAAATTGTTTTTCTAACACATTAGTTAATGATTCAACAATAATTTTTGCACCACCTGCTGTTTGACCGAAATCAGTAAGTTCTAATCTTGATAGACCTAATTCATCTTTTAAACCTTTAAATACATCAATACCTCTGTCAGCTAACATATTTAATTCTTGTAAACCTAAAGCACCTGCTTCGGCTCTTTGTACAACTCTTATAAGAGCTTCAAAAGCACCACGTTGGTCTACAGCAACTGAAGCTGTGTCTGCGAACACTTGCATCATTCTTGATGTTGGCTCAATACCAACAGAACCTAAAGATATAAACGCCTTAGTAACAGTATCTATTTGGAATGGTGTTGTTTGTGCAAATCTTAATATTCGGTCAAATTGTTTGTCACCTGCTTCAACAGAACCAAACACAGTATCTAAAGAATCTTTTAAATCTTCAAATTCCATACCTGCTCTTGCTGAAAAATTAGCAAGTTTTCCAATACCTACAGCAACAGCACCTATTGCAACTGGACCAGCAAGTTTTTTAAGACTTCCTGCTAGAGCTGTTGAAGCACCACCCATTGCACCAAAAGCAGCTCCACCTGCAACACCAGTAGTTCTTATTTTACCTTGAATATCTTTTAATTCTTTTTTTAGCTGTCTTGTGTCAGCTTCAATTTGAATAACAAGTTTATCAATAGGACTAGCCATCAGGATATAACTCCATCATTTCTTCTAACCTATCTTTAGTCATAGGCGTTTCTTTTTCTTCAGCACCATTAAATTGTTTAAAACCTGCAAGAGCTAAATACATTTCACGTGGAGATAGATTCCAAAAATCAATAGGTCGCATATTCATCATGCCGACACATATTCTGTAAAAATCAGACCATTGTATCGGTTGAGTGTTCACGCTTCTTCTTTTTTTTTATCTACTTCCTCGTCTGAGTCGTTATCAGTTAATGTAGCAGCTAAGAGTTTAGCTACTTCAGTTGATGCTACCACTATTCCTACACTAGAAATAATTTCGC